CTACTGGCCTATCGAACTATGACAGTTTCGATGGACTTCTTGCGGATGTGTATTTCACGGACGGCTACGCAAAGTCACCCACAGATTTCATCGAGTCTAATGGCTACGGAGGCTACAAGCCCAAAGAATACACCGGAGAGTTCGGCACAAACGGATTTCATATCGACGCACAGGTGGCGAACGACAGTGATTTGCTGGTATCCTCCATAGACCGCAACGACGGCGACACGTTGTTTGCTGATGCGGCGAAGGGGCATACGATTACTAAAGGTGGCGACCCAGAGCATAGCATCGCAGTTGGCAATCCGTTCACTGGTGATGGGAGGGCGATTTATTTTGATGGGAGCGATGACAACCTAGTAGTCACATCGGACTCGTCGTTTAACGAATTTGGCACGGGAGATTTCACCATTGAGATGTGGGTTAATCCTACTGACCAAGGCAGCGGTTCTTTCGCGCAGATGTTTGAGCTTTACGACAGCACATCTGACAGGATGTATCTTCGTATAGAGAGGCAAAGCTCGCAGAATGTTTACAAGTTTGTCGTTAACGGTTCGGATAGTTTCGATGTTGAGTCAGACAGTGCGCCCGACTATGGAAGCTGGCAACACCTTGCGGTAGTCAGAAACGGGACATCCATTACGATGTACGTTGACGGAACTGCTCAAACTGATTCCGAAACAATTTCTAGCTCTGCCAGTTATAGTTGGCCTTCTAAGAACCTAAAAATTGCTAAAGGTAACAGTTCGCTTGGGAGCGGAGCAGAATATGGAGGTTACATATTTGACTACCGGATCACAAAAGGAACAGCCCAATACACCAGTAACTTTACTCCACCCACCTCAAAACTTTCTGGCGATTCGTCATCGTTGTTATTGCAGCCAACAAAAACAGATACAAGCATAGGGGATTCCTCAAGTAATAGCCACACTGTTACAACTGCTGGCTCGCCCACCCGCACATCCTCCACCCCCTACGATGCCGCAGCTAAATCAACTGCGATGTATTTTGATGGGACGGGTGATTACCTAAACATTGGAACCACCTCTGACTTTAGGACAACCACAAACAACTTCACGTTAGATTTTTGGTTTAAGCCAGACGGCTCATCTACTGGCACTGTTTTTTCAAACGTCAATGATGGTAATGTGTATGACGGTCTAACCGCCAATGTTTCATCTGTTAGCGTGAGCGTTTCCTTACGGGACAGTTCGTCATCAAACAATGTAGTTTCATTAGCTTACACAAACGATGACACCGATTGGCATCATGTTGAAGTTTCTCGCACGGGGTCTACTCTTTACCTGTTTGTTGACGGGAATTTAGAAGACTCTGGTTCAATATCGTTTACTCCGACAAGCAGCGGCTTGGTTGCTAGGGCAGGTCGGGTCTATGCCAGTAGCTATTCAGGTAGCAACAATTACGCTGGCTATCTATTTGATTATCGCTGGAGCAATTCTGGAGGACACACGGCCAGCTTTACTGCACCATCAGCCCCATTCGAGCTTAACCCCGTCTATCTTGGCGGAGACCAATCGGGTAACAAAAACCACTTCCAGCCGACAGGCATCAGTAGCCACGATGTAATGCTGGATGTGCCGACGAAGAATTACGCTACGTTAAATTCGATTGGCTGGATTGACGAAGGCACTGACCCTACGTTTGCCGAGGGTAATCTTAAAATCACCGGAGGCAGTGCTGACAATAAAATACCTAGCACGATAGCAGTTAGCTCCGGTAAGTGGTATGCAGAGGTTAGGGTAAACGCTACGGCTAATATGATGATGGGAGTGGCTAAAACTAGCGCATTCACAGTTGATGGTTATTACCTCGGCCAATCTGGGACGGATGACTCTTGGATGATATACCGCTCAAACGGCAATGAGTATCACAATGGGAGCAATTCAAAATTTAGCAGCGGGTTTTCTACTGGTGACATTCTTCAGATAGCATTAGACCTCGACAATAACAAACTTTGGTGGGGGAAAAACGACACTTGGGAAGGCACTGTTGGAACAAGTGGCGAAACGACCATTACGGCTGGTGAGTATTATTTTGCTCACGGATACAGTGGAGGCACGGCAACTTGGAACTTTGGTCAGGACAACACTTTCGGCGGTCTATTTACAGGCACACCAGACAACGCCGAATTTGCGTATGAGATTCCCACCGGATTCAAGTCACTTAACTCCTCCAATCTCGCTGACCCAACCGTTACGCCGGAAGAGCATTTCAACACAGTGCTTTACACAGGCACACGAGACAACAGCAACTCTCTCGGAGCCACATCCAACGCCGTTACCGGAATGGGATTCTCTGCGGAACTGCTTTGGATTAAGGATAGGGATAACCAGTCTACTAACAACGGAAGTGGGTACAGCGGTCACTGGCTATTTGATTCGGTTCAAGGTAGCGGCAAAGCTATTAACATTGATGGCGGTTACTACACTGGCTCAAATGATTTTAGTAGCAACGGCACCGGAGTGTCCTCATTCACTAGCCCCACGGGAGGATTTACAGTAGGTGATTCGGAGGCCGTGAACTTTGCTTACGACAGTGATTGGAACGGCTCAATAGACACCTACGAACGCTATGTGGCGTGGGGCTGGAAGCTCGGCCAGAGCGGCAGTTCGTCAACGTGGGCTAGCGGCAATACCGATCCAACGACAGAGAAGTACAACGCTTCGGCGGGGGTGTCAGTCATTCGGCAAGAGGAAAGCAGCGGTAGCTATCCGATGACGGGCGTTACTGTTAATCACAGCCTTGGCGAAGCACCAGAGTTTGCGTTCTTGATAGACGCTTCGTCAAACACGTCCGATATATTCGCGTGGCACAAAGATTTAGACGCCAATAAATATCTCAAGCTAAACCAAACTTCAGCACAAACAACTGGAAGCGGGTACTTCCCATCTGGGGGCAGCACGGCAACCACATTTGAAATTGGCGGAGACATTGCTGGAGCAAATTCGATGGATGGGTATTGGGACATTTATGCGTATTTATTTTCTGGAGTCGAAGGCTATTCAAAGTTCGGCAAATACACGGGCGGTTCCGACCAATTTATTTACACTGGATTCGCGGTCGGATTCTGGATGGTGAAGCGCATTGACTCTACCGGACACTGGACAATGTTTGATTCAGCCAGAGACACGCACAACCTCGTAGACCACCAACTTGAGCCTAACTATAATTTTGCTGAATCTTCTAGCTCAACCAAGGGCGGCGACTTTCTGTCGAACGGGTTCAAGGTAAGAAGCTCGCAAAATGAAGTGGACGCATCTGGAGGAACCTACGTCTACGCTGCCTTTGCCGAGTCACCCTTTAAATACGCCAACGCCAAATAGGATTTAATCATGCCATATATTACACAAGAAGGTCGGGCACTCCCGATGGACAAAGCGTTCAGCCATAACAACATTTCATTCCCCGCCAACTGGCTTCGGGTGTCCACAGAGGCTGACAAGGAAGCGCAAGGGATAAGCTGGGTTACGCCCGAAGAACCACCAGTAGTTCGTGCGCCGCTTGAGCGTGAGAAAAGTAACGGCATTGTTCGGGCCAAAGACACTGCGGGTAAGATGTTGGCTCAATCCGATTGGATGGTGATTGCCAGCGTGGAGCGTAGCCGAGCAGTGGCGGAGAATTGGGCCGAATACCGTGCTGCTGTGATTGCCGAGGCGGATCGTCTGGAAGGCGAATACAACGCTGCCGAAAGCTACGAAGACTTTGATAAGATTAAACAGGAATGGCCGCTGAATCCAGACGAACAGGCCGAGCGTGATCGGATGGAAGCTGAAGAGAAGGAGCAGGAAGATGGCAGAATACGACCCTAATTCATTGTCGGCGCAACTGGCTAGGATTGAGTCTCGGCAGATACATATAGCTGACCGTCTTGACGAGATTGCAGAGCGTATGAATAATCATTCATTAAGGCTGAAGTATTTAGAAGAGTTTCGTTGGAAACTCGTCGGAGCGATTGGATTAGGATCAGCGGGTGGAGCAGCAGCGTTTAGTAAGTTGTTTGGTGGAGAGTAATATGAAAGATAAACTAAAAAGCAGAAAGTTGTGGGTCGCTATTGGCGGCGTTTTAACCGTATTGGCAACTGAGTGGGCGGGAGTCTCACCGGAAATGTCAGAGCAAATTATCGGCGCAGTAATGGTCATTGTCCCCGCTTATATTGGTGGACAGGGCATCGTCGATGCAGTGAAGGAATACGCTACCAAAAAATGATAGTTGATCTCCTAGCCGCTCTTCGCGCAGTACCGAAGATTTTGGACGCGCTGGAGCGGCTAGGGGACATCCACACGGCACACGTTGCACAGCAAAGGAAAG